GGCGTCCCTGGCGGCGGCCCAGGCGGCGGCCCAGGCGGCGTCCCTGGCGGCGGCCCAGGCGGCGGCCCAGGCGGCGGCCCAGGCGGCGGCCCCTTCCTTCTGCGCTGCTCTGAGCGGATCGAGCGCAGCCTCGAGCGACTCACGACTCACGACCGGCGGCAGCCCGCTGATCACCGTCGCGTGATGGCGCAGTGTCGGCGACAGCTCGAGGAACGCCGGCGTGAGCGTGCGGATGCACCAGTCCATCGCGAGGAACGCGCGCGCCTCCTCGACGCCCGGCGTCGACCGCGTGCCGATCAAGCGCGGCAGGACAGGCTTGAGCAGCCTCGTCCGCTCGGCGTCGTCCGGCAGGCCGTCGTTCCAAGCCCGGACGAACGCACCCAGCGTCGGACAGGTGCACGACGGGTGATCGCTGTGCGGCTCGTTCGCCATCCAGGCGACGAGCTCCATCGCGCACACGCCCTCGGTGCGCGAGGTGTGTGAGCCGTGCGCGAGCACGACGTCGGCGAACGCGGGATCGATTGCGGGTTCAGTCATCGTTTCCTCCGTGCATGGGTTGGGGTACAGACTCCGCGAGCGCGTGGAAGCGCTGGTGCGCCTGGTCGTAGCCAAGGACCCACGCGTGCCCTTTGCCGCCCTCGGAGTTCTTGGCGAGGATGACCTTGAGGCCCTCCGGGTCCGGGTGCAGTAGCAGGCCCAGCTTGGTGACCTGCTCGAGCGCGCCGCTGTTGCGCAGGTCGCTCATCTGCGGCTCGCGGTTCTCTTTCACACAGTCGCGGTTGAGCTGCGAGAGCATCACGCCAGCGCAGCCAAGGCCTGCGATGAGCGCGTCGAACTGGTTGCAGTTCTCCTCGACGATGTAATCCTTGTTGTGGCCAGCGCCGGGCAGCGGGACCTTCTGCACGTAGTCCATGCCAACGACCTCAACCGGGTGGCGGTGCGCGATCGCGCGCACCGCGCGAACACCATCGGCGAGTGGTCGGCCGTGCATGTGCACGACGTGCACGCGCTCATCCTCGGGCCCCGGCTGAGCCTGCTCGAGCGCGCGGCGCTCGAAGAGGTTCAGGTTGCGGCGCCGGATCTTGCCACCGTCGACGCTCGCCAGGTCTGCCAGCGATCGCCGTCCAAGTGTGCGCGCGACATCCTCCCAGAGCAGAATCACCGCGTGCTTACCGCTGAGCCGCACGATGCCCCGTACGATCGCCAGGAAGAGCGACGTCTTGCCCACGCTCGGGCGCGCGCCGATGGTCGTCACCGTGCCACGTGGAACCTCGATGCCGGGCACGCCGGTGTCGATGAGGTCCGACGGCGCTGACAGGTCGAGCGCTACCCGGGCCGCGTCGCGGATCGCGGCGCCGAGCGTGATCGCGTGCTGCCGGCCGGCGCCCTCGATGCGATCGAGCAAGCCCACGAGCTCGTCGCGTAGCTCGTCGCCCTGAAACTCACGCTCGAGCATGCGCGGCACGTCGCCGACGAGCATCAGCACCTCGCGGCTCACGTAGTGCCGGCGGACGGTGTCAGCGTAGGCCTCGGCGTTGCTCGGCAGGCCGCGGTCGCCAAAGCCCGTGATTCCCGAAAGCCCCCCGACCAGCTCGAAGCGCCCGGCGCGCTTTAGCGCATCCTCGAGCGTGAGGTCGTCGATTGGCTTGCCGGCCCTCGCCAGCTCCTGCATCGCCTCCCAGAGAGCACGCCCCTGGGGCGAGTAGAACGTCCGTGGCTCGAGCTCGAGCCAGCCGGCGATCTCGGGCTGCCGCAACGTCGCGCCGATGACGCCGCGCTCGGCGTCGATGTCGCACGGCAGGTGCGTGTGCTCTGCGCGGGTCAAATCCCCGCCTCCGAGGGCGAGACTACCCGGGCGACAGGATGGGCCGAGGCGTGGGTCCCGTTGACCGGCTTCTCGACGACAACGCGCACGTCCTCCTCGAGGTACTTGCGGAAGTTCGAGAGGCGGAGCAGGACGCTCGGCTTGAGCTGGCCGCGCATGCGCTCGTCGGCATGCCACTGCGGCGCCTTCGCGCGGATCACCGCGCGGACTTCCTCGACGCCGTAGCCCTGCTTAGCGAGCTTGGCGCAGTCGGCGAGGATGGCCTTCCCGGTGTGGTCGAAGCGTCGCCCGGTGATGCTTCGCAGTTCCTCGACAGCCGCAAACGCGAGGGCACCAGCGGGACGCTCTCTCTCGTTTTCTACGTCTTCCCGTTTTCTACGTATTCCGTTAGTGGATCGTTGCTTGGACGTCTCGCTGGACGTTGCTTGGATCGTTGCTTGGACGTCTCGCTGGACGTTGCTTGGATCGTTGCTTGGACGTCCAGGTCTATCGGTGCCCCAAAAAACCGCGTGCGCCGTTGAAGTTACGACCGTTCCAAGGTTGGACGTCTGCGACTCGATGAGCTGCCATCGGGTCAGACGTCTCAGGGCGTCGCGGATGGCCCGTTCCCCGGCCGGTCTCCCGTACACTCGGATCTGCGCCGCGAGCTCGCTCCGACCGACCACCGCCTGGCCGACTCCGACAGCAAGACGGGCGCCGTGGCCAGGTGCTCGCTGCGTGTCCTCGCCGTCCGCGGCGTACCGCGCTCGGAAGACGATCCGCATGTAGACCGCGAGGGCCACCGCGTCGTCGAGGACCGGGTGATCTGCGAGCGAGCGCGGGATCGGTACCCAGCCGTCGGCCCAGGGGTCGCTCACTTCGATGCTCCCTCGACTGCCGTGACGGCGTCCTCTATGACGCCAATGAGCTGTTCGATGCACTCGCGAGCGCAACGAACGTCGTCGGCGCGTATCTCAGACCCGGTGAACCGGAAGACGGTGAGGCCCTGGCCGGCCATCCACCGGTCCCTCTTCCGGTCGTGCGCGAGCTGCTCCTTCGAGCTGTGGTAGTCGTGCCCGTCGCACTCGACGACCAGGGTGGCCGACTCGGGGCGACCGCGTCGCTGCATCCTGAGGACCAGGTCGGCTCGATATCGGCCAATCTTGCACTGCGGAATCAGGCAGAGAAGAAGGTCGCTGCGGGGGTTGCCCATTGCGGCAGGCTGCGGCCCTTGGAGCCTGACCCGCACGCAGCCCACTTCGAGGTCGAACTCTATGGCCTCCGTTTCGATCGCGCTCCAGTCCTGGACCAGCCCTTCGAAATCACGCACCATCACGAGCAGGAGGGCGGTGTGGAGAGCCTCCTCGATCGGCGAATCAAGCGGCGCCAGCGACGCCCGGCAGCACGCGGCGACGGCCTGCACGAATTCCTCGAGCCTCCCTCCGGCTAAGGCGTTCACGCGCGGCGCTCCCTGATGTACGCTCCGGGGCCATGAGGACCTGGGCGGTGGTGGTGATCCTGGTGGTCGGGTGTGGCAAGACGGACGACAAGGCGCCGCCCGCTGAAGCGACGAGATCGACGCCGGCCGCGCCGGTCAAGGTCGAGGCGCCACCAAGGTCGACCTGTGAGCTGGCGGCCGAGCGTGCCGCAGCGATCCTGCTCGAGGCGAACGGGACAGCGCGCGAGCTCGAGGTCGGGGAGACCCGCGTGGCGATGCTCGAGGAGTGCTACCTTGCAGCCTGGACCGCCGAGGTCACGGGTTGCATCCTCAAGGCCTCGAGCTTGCCGTCGCTCAACGAGTGCGAGGAGCTCCTCGTCCCAACGCGTGCCGCAGAGGTCCGCATCGACTATGCCGGGATCGTCGAAGAGGCCGGCGAGGACCTTGAGGTTCGAGCGGTGGGGTCCAACAACACGGTGCTGCGGTTCGCTTCCGAGGGGTGCGACGAGATCAAACTCCGGTCTCTCGTCACGGTGTTCGCGGACGTACTGCGCCCGCGCGGCTTCACCGGCGCCGAGTGCTACCGGCCAGCAGCCAGGCGCGTCGTCGCAACGTCCGACCTTTGAGGACGTCGCCTTGTGAGCCCCCCGGCCCATGGCCGCCCCTACGCCGCCGCGTCCGGGGTTGGGGTCGGCGCGGGCTTCTCCTCGGTCAGGTCCGCGACGGACACTCCGAGCTGCCTGGCCAGCTTGGTGGCCAGAGCCAGGCTCAGCCCGCGAGAGCCCTTCTCGATCTTCGAGAGCTGAGAGAATCCAATTCCCACGCTATCGGCGAGCTGAGCCAAGGTGAGGTTCTGCTGCAGCCGCAGAACCCTGATACGACTACCCGCCTGTTCAGTGGTCACGCTTTTCATTTGCCATTTTGTACAAGCTCACGTCAACCTGATAGTTGGACAAAATGGCTAGCACGCTCATGCGAGCCTTTGGGCAGGTGTCAAAGCGCCCAAGGGACATGGCCCAGACGATCGACGAGGACTGGCTCGCCGAGCTCCGGGTCAACCTCGAGCCGCATGGCTCGAAGATAGCGCTGGCGAGATCTCTCCGCGTCGAGCCCTCGCAGATCTCAAAGCTGTGGAAGGGCACGCACGCGCCCGCGCACCTAGTCATCGAGGTGAGCAAACACTTCGGCATGATGCTGCCGGCGAGTTGGTTCGATCCGCGGGAGGCACGCGTGCTTCGCGCGATCCGCCAGGTGGAGTCGCTGCTAGAGGCGGCGCCAGATGCGAAACGACGGGCCGCTGGTGAGCAGTTGCTCGACGCGATGACCGACGACGTCGAGGAGAGCGCACGCTCGCTTCGTGAGCACCTGAGCGCTCTCATCCGTGAGTCGAACCGCCGCAAGCGCTTCGAAGATGACGGCAACTGACGCCGTTTGTACGATTTGTCCAATCACTGCTTGACGACCCGGGGCGCGTTGTCCTATTTGTCAAAGCGTGGCGGAGCGAGCGAGCAACAACGTTTCCCCCTACCTCACCACCGCCCAGGCAGCCGCCTACCTGCAGCTCCGCTCGGCCTCGAGCATCCGCAACGCCATCGCGCGCGGAGAGCTCGTGCCCGACGGCCGCGGTGGTCGCAGCTACCTGTTTCTCCCTGCAACGCTCGACGCTTTCGCCCGCTCCCGCTTACCGTCCCGCGTGACGGCTGGCAGCGGTCCCGAGGAGACCTATGAAGCAACTCGGACCGAAGACTTGGATCGTCCGCGTGACGATCACCGACCCCAGGACGGGGAAGCGAAAGGACGTGAGGCGACGATGCAGAGGAACCAAACGAGACGCGGAGCGGTTTCGCGCCGAGCTCCTGGCCGAGCTCGAGGACGACAGCCCAAAGACGCGGCAGACCCTTTCGGCCTACGCGCGGCGCTGGCTCGAGGTCAAGGCGGGCGTCGTGGCTGAGACCACCGCGGAGATCTACCTGCGCGACCTCGAGGGCCACATCCTGCCGGCGCTCGGCGACGTCTTCGTCGCCGAGCTCCGGCCCGAGGACGTGCGGCGCTTCGTCGCCGAGCAGCAAGCGAGCTGCGCCTCGACGTCGGTGCGCAATCGGGTCGCGCTGCTCCGACAGCTCGCGGCCGACGCCTTGGCAGACGGCCACACCGATCGGCTCTTCACCGCCCGGGTGACAGCGCCGCCGGCGCGCACCTACGACGAGGACGAGCCGAACCTCTTCACGGCCGAGCAGGCTGCGAAGGTGTGGACCGAGATCCCGGTGCTGTGGCAACCGCTCTACGCGTCGCTGCAGTGGTGCGGGCTCCGGTGGTCGGAGGCGACCGCGCTCCGGTGGGATGCGATCGACCGCGAGGCCGGCGTGCTCCGCGTGCTCCGGGTCAACGTCAAGGGCAAGGCCTTCGAGCGCACGAAGTCGAAGCGCGCGAAGCGGCCGATCCCGTTGCCGGCCGAGCTCGATGTCCTGCTCGAGCTACACCGGCGCCGGCTGATCGCGCTGCAGAACCCGGGGCTCGTCGCCGGCTGGGTGTTCCCGACCGGCGAGGGTAAGCTGCACGCGGGCTACCCGCTGCTCAAGGTGGTGCGGCGCGCGATCGCCCGGGCCAAGGTCGACGTCGACGTCACAGTCCACGGGCTGCGGCGGACCTTCAACGACCTCACGCGAAAGATCGCGAGCGAGACCGTGGCGCGCGCGATCGTTGGGCACGCGACGCAGGAGATGACCTCGCACTACAGCGTGGTCCGTCTCGACGAGAAGCGAGAGGCGCAGACCAAGGTCATCGCCATCTCAACCCGGGCCGCTCAAGTGTCGGGCGGCCCGGCCGACTCTACCTGTGGCACTTCGAGTGGCACTTCCCCGGGTGGCAGCCCGGGCAGTGTCTAGGACTAACCTGGCAACGATGCGAGAAGACTGGAAGACGACCTGGAGGTGCCACCCGGATTTGAACCGGGGATGGAGGTTTTGCAGGCGTCTTCTAGCCCTAGCATCGATGCCCATTTCCGACGCTTAACAGGACGTTAGGCGTCACGGACCGTTGCCAGCCGTCACTGCGCAGCGGGCCAGAAGTGGCATCTTCTGTGGCACATCGTGAGAGCAACGACGGGATCACCGTCGCCGAGACATTCGACCGCCGCGAGTCGATCGCGGACTACCTAGACGAGCTCGTGGTCCCGGCCCCGGCCGGGCGGCTGACCGTGCTCCATGTCGCCGGACTGCCGGCCGACTGGCTCGAGGACTACGTCGCGACCCTCGAGCAGCGTGGCAGTATCACGCTCGAGCCGCGCCTGGTTCCGACCGGGACGTGCCGGGTCTACCCCAGCGCCTGCGGCACGTGGCCGGCGCCGTCCACGCCCGAGGGGCAGGTCCGCGTCGTCCTGGCTGGCAAGGTCCGGGACGCCACCGACGAGGAGCTGATCGCGCTCGCCGCCCGGGGTGCGCTGTGAGCGGCCGCGGTGCGCAGGCGCGGCGCGGAGCTGGCTTGGCTCGCGTGAAGGCAGCGCTCGACCACCTGCAGGCCGCGCAGAACGAGATCCAGGCTGCGCAGCAGGACCTGAGCGCGGTCGTCGGGTACACAACCGAATGGACGAGGCTCGGCAAGCTGCACGATCGCATCCGCGACGACTGGTATAGACTCGAGGCCAAGCGCGGGAAGCCGCACCGTGGCGTCGCCGGCCAACTCGATCACAGCAGCATCACTGCGGACGGCCACCCCCGCGAGGATGAACACCCGCACGCCGGGTGCCGAGGTCGCCGATGAGCCGCGCCACCGGCAGCGCCCGCCCGGCTGGGTTCGGCCTCACCGTGAGGACCTCGAGCGGCCGCGAGTTCGAGGTCGAGCTCGACTACGACGACGACCGCGCGATGGTCGCCGGGCTCCTCGAGACCGTGGAGTACGTCGACGCGACCTTCGTCGGCTACGACGTGGCGCCGGTGCCGAAGGCGCGCACACCCAAGGAGCCGACCGCCAAGCCCGCGACCAGGGCGAAGCGCGCGGGGGGGGGGCAAGGTCCTGCCGACGTGCGGCCAGTGCGGTGGCGTCGGGCACAACATCAGGACCTGCCCAGAGCGCGACCTGCAGGGCGTAGCGCCGGCCAAGACGCGGCTCGAGCAGATAGCAGCGCGCGCGAAGGGTGGTGCTGAGTGATGGCGGCCGCAGCAATCGCCGCGCCAGCGCCAGCGGAGTGTACGGTCGAGAGCCACGAGGCCGCCAAGGCCAGTCTCGAGGCCTACCTCGCCAGCGTGATCAACCTTCGCCCATGGCCCGGTATCGGGCTGATGGGCGAGTGCGCGTGCTGCCCGCACGACAAGCCGTCGACGCTGCTGTTCGGGCTCGACGACGACGAGGCCGCGGCGGTTATCGCCAGCGCGAGGCGGTAGCGATGCCGCCTCGCGTCCCCGGGCTCGACGTCACCGTCGACGAGCTCGCTTACCTGGTGCGCGTCCTCGCGGGCCGCACCGACCTGCAGGGCCTGGCCCTGTTCCGGCGCGCGAGCGCCCTACTCGCTGAGGTGGAGAAGCGTGGACATCATCGACGTCATCGGTAGCGACCCGTCGTCGCAGACCATCAACAGCTTTGGGATCGGCGCCAGCGAGATCGCGGCGGCGGTGGGTCTCAACCGCTACCACCCGCCGCTCTCGCTCTGGCTCGACAAGACCGGGCGCACGTCCGGCTTCGATGGCAACGAGGCGACCTGGTGGGGCCACGTCCACGAGCCGGGGATCCGCCGCAAGTATATCGAGCGGCACCAGGTCGCGATGTACGTGCCGGCCGAGTCCCTCTACCACCCCACGCTCAAGTGGATGCGCGCGACCCCCGACGGCATCGTCGTCGACGTCTCGACCGGTCCGCCCAGGTGGCTTTACTGCGTGCAGATGAAGGCGCCCGGCGGCCGCCAGATGTACCGCTGGCCGGAGAGCGGCGAGATCGCCGACGTGCCGATCGAGTACCTCTGCCAGGTCGCGCAGGAGTGCACGGTCACCGACCTGCCCCGCTGCGACCTGGCGACGCTGCTCACCAACAACGATTACCGCGAGTACACCTACCACCGCGACGTCGACTTCGAGCGCGACCTCACCGAGGCCGGCGCCGAGTTCTGGGCCTGCGTCGAGCGCGACGAGCCGCCGCCCGTCGATGCCTCGAAGGCCTGGGCCGACTACCTCGAGGAGCAGGCCGCGCGCGCGGTCAAGCGCGGCGTCATCGCGCCCCGCTCGCCCACCACCGACCAGCTCGCGGCCGACCTCTACGAAGCGCACCGCGAGAAGGTGCGAGCCCTCGAGCGCTTTGACGGCCTCAAGCACCAGGCCGAGCAGGTGCTCGTCAGGGCCGGCGCCGACGTGCTCGACACGGACCTCGGCGCGTTCACCTGGCGCACGAACAAGGACGGGACCTCGACGGACTGGGAGGCGATCGCGCGCGAGCTCGGCGCCGACCGGTCCGACTTCGCCGAGGTCCGGCAGCGACACACCACCGCAACGCGAGGGGCGCGCGTCTTCCGCCTGCCCAAGGCGTTCCACAAACCAGAAGGGATTCGATAGCGATGAGCGAACAGCAGCAGACAGGAGTACTCGTCCTTCCGCCGTCCGGCGGCACCTCGGTGCAGCGGTCGGGTTTCGGCGGCACCGAGCTCGAGCGGCGGCACGAGACGCAGTCGAGCGCCCTGGCCGCACGAGCCAAGGCCGAGATCGAGGCGCGGTGGATCGTGGCCATGCGACAGCCGCGGAGCTGGGACAAGGTGCGCCTCGACCTGTTGCGCGAGTGCGAGCGCCCCGGCTTCGCCGAGTCGGCGATGTTCTCCATCAAGCGCGGCCGCAAGAAGAACCAGGCGACCGGCCACTGGGAAGACAACATGGTCGAGGGGCTCACGATCCGCTTCGCCGAGGCGGCGATGCGCAGCATGGGCAACCTCTCGGCCGAGCCGACTGTGGTCTACGACGACAACGACAAGCGCATCGTGCGCGTGACCGTGATGGACCTCGAGAGCAACGTCACCTACGTCGAGGAGTTCGTCATGCGGAAGGTGGTGGAGCGCAAGGAGCTGCGCGAGGGACAGGCCTCGCTGGGCGAGCGCTTCAACGCCTATGGCGACCGCGTCCACCTGGTCGAGGCCACCGACGACGACGTCGCGCAGAAGCAGGCCGTGCTCGCGAGCAAGGCGATCCGCAACAGCGTGCTCCGCCTGCTGCCCGGCGACTACCGCGACGACTGTATCCGGCGCATCGCCGAGACCAAGACCGCAGTGGTCAATAAGGACCCTGACAAGGCCAAGCGCGACATCCTCGAGGCCTTCCACCGACTGGGCGTCGGGCCCGACGCGATCGCCACGTACCTGGGGCACCCGCTCGAGCAGACGACGCCAGCCGAGCTCGTCGAGCTACGCGGCATCTTCGCCGCCGTGCGCGAGGGCGAGGCCTCCTGGTCGGACGTGCTCAGCGCGCGCGAGGGCGACGGCAAGGGCAAGCCGAGCCCCGCCGCCGCGAAGCTGCGCGAGCGAATCGAGGCGCAGAAGAAACGGGCTGCAGCGCCGCCGGCGAAGCCGGAGGGTGAGCCCGAGCCGGCCGAGGCGGCCAAGCCCGAGAAGCCGGCCGAGGCCAAACCGGCGGCGGCCGCCAAGCCGGAACCCGCGGCGAAGTCCTCGCGAAAGCCGAAGGCGCCGTCCGCGCCGCTGCCACCGCCAGACGACGACGAGGGTCCGAGCACCTGCGGTGACTGCGGCACGCCGGTCCCCGATGGCGACAACCTTTGCGAGGAGTGCGCGTCGTGAAGATCACCGCCTACGAAGCCAAGGATTATAAGCGCGTCGAGCACGTCCGCATCGAGCCCGGCGATCGTGCCTTGTTGGTCATCGGCGGCAGGAACGGCCAGGGCAAGAGCAGCCTGCTCGACGGCCTCACCGCGGTGTTCGGTGGCGCGCGCCAGACCGACGCCGATCCGGTCCGCCACGGCGCCGACGCGGCCGAGCTCACGGTCGAGCTGGACGGCGGCGACGTGCTGATCCGCCGGCGCATCACCGCTGGTGGCACGAACACCCTCGAGGTGTTCGACGCCTCGGGCAAGCGGCGGTCCCCGCAGGCCGTGCTCGACCAGCTGGTCGGCCAGCGCTTCCTCGACCCGCTGGCCTTCCTGCGACTGGCGCCGAAGGGGCAGCGCGACGCGTTGCTCGGCGTGACGAAGTTCCCCAAGGGCTTCAGTCTGCCGCGCTGGGAGATCGATCACTCGAAAGCCTACGAGGCTCGCCGCGACCTCGGGCGCGCGCGCAAGCAGGCCGAGGCGGAGGCCGGTGCACCCGAGCCGCCCGAAGCGCCGGAGCCGGTCTCGGCGAGCAGCTTGGTCGTGCGAGTCACCGAGATCCAGGCCCGGCAAAAGGAGGCGCAGCTACACCACGACCAGGTCGCCGGCGTCGTGCGCGCGGCCGAGGCAGCCGAGGCAGCCGTCGAACGACAGCGCGAGGTGGTCGCGCGCGCGCAGGCTCATCTCGCGGCGCTCGAAGAGAAGCGCGACGCGGCCAGCGCGAGCGCCGACGAGTGGCGCGGCATGGACCCGCCCGCCGATGAGGACGAGCTGGCCGCCGAGCTCGCCACGGTCCGCGAGCAGCTGGCGGACATCGAGTCGACCAACCAGGTCGCGCGCGAGGCCGCCGCCGAGCGCCGCACCTGGGAGGAAGCGCAGGCGCGCGCCTTCGCCGCCCGCCGAAAACACGAGGCCGTCGAGGCTAAGCTCGAGGCGCTCGAGGAGCAGAAGGCCGCCGCCCTCGCCGCGGCCGAGACCCCGCTCGAGGACGTCGACATCGACGCCGCCCAGGTCCTGCTCGGCGGCGTGCCGTTCGCGCAGGCGTCCAACGCCGAGCAGCTCCGCGCCTCGCTGGCGATCGCCATGGCGATGAGTCCGACCATCCACGACGTCTGGGTGAAGGACGGCTCGCTGCTGGACGCCGACTCCCTCGAGCTCGTCCGCCAGATGGCCGAGGAGCGCGACTACCGTGTCTGGCTGGAGCGCGTCGGCGATGGCGACCCGGGCGCGCTGATCATTCAGGCCGGCGCGCTCAAGGAGCCCGCAGCGTGAGCGGCGAGAGCAAGTGCCGCTCGTGCGGCGCCCTCGTCCTCTGGGTCGAGATGCACCCGAGCGGCAAGAAGAACCCGCTCGATGCGGTGCCGACCGAGACCGGCAGCATCGAGCGCAAGCGCGGGAACCACAGCGACACCTACTACGGGCGGGTCGTGCCGATGGCGGAGCGGGTCGAGGGGCAGCGGCTCTACACCTCGCACTTCGCCACCTGTCCGAACGCCAAGCAACACCGCAACCAGTAAGACCACCCGAAAGGAAGCCATGACGCAGACCACCGAGACGCGCAGCCCCAAAGACCTGCGCCCGAACAAGACCAACCCGCGCACCGACCTCGACATCACCGAGCTCACCGCCTCGATCAAGGAACACGGCATCCAGTCGCCGCTCGCGTGCCTGCCCGACGGCGAGCTCGTCTACGGCCACCGGCGCCTGGCTGCGGCGAAGAAGCTCAAGCTGCCGGCGGTGCCGGTGATCGTCCGCGCCGACCTGGTGGGCGACCTCGAGGCGATCGCCATGGCCCAGCTCGTCGAGAACCTGCAGCGCGCGGACCTGCACCCGCTCGACGAGGCCGCCGCCTACGCCAAGATCGCGGCCGAGCACGCGCGCTCGACGGTCGAGATCGCGGCGCTCGTCGGCAAGAGCGAGGCCACGGTCCGCCGGCGCCTGCTCCTGGCCGAGCTCGTCGAGGGCGGGCGCGTGGCCCTGCGCGATGGCCGGCTCTCGGTCGCCGCGGCCGAGGCGATCGGCAGGCTCGCGCCGGCGTCGCAGACCGAGGTGCTAGACGACGTGCTCGACCGGCATCGGCCGCCGAAGAAGGGCGAGGAGGTCACGCCGCTCACGGCCAGCGAGATCCGCTGGCAGATCGAGCGCCAGCTCCGCCAGCTCAAGGAGGCGCCGTTCGATCCCAAGGACGAGCTGCTCGTCGAGCTCGCCGGCTCCTGCTCGCTCTGCCCGCGGCGCACCGGCAACCAGGGCGACCTCTGGGGCGACTTCAAGGTCGGCGACTCGTGCACCGATGCGGCCTGCTGGGACAAGAAGGTCGACGCGGCGTGGCACGTCCAGGTCGATAAGCACACGGCGAAGGGCGGCGAGATCCTGCAGGAGAGCGCGGCGAAGAAGATCCTGCACACCGATGGCCGCCTGCACTATGGCGTCGAGAAGACGTACGCGGTCCGCACCCAGAAGGTCGACGCCAACGACCCCAGCTCGAAGGCACCGACCTGGTGCAAGTTGCTCGGCAAGAGCATGCCGCCGCCGCTGCTCGCGCGCGCGCCGAGCGGCAAGGCGGTGAAGCTCTACCGGGTCGCCGACCTCAAGAAGGCCGCGAAGGACGCCGGGGTCAAGGTGCCGGCGCGCGAGAAGCTCAGTAAGCCGAAGGCGAGCGGCCCGTCCCTGGGGTCGACGAGGTCGCGCCACGACGTGCTGCAGATCGCGACCGGCCGAATCGTCACCGCGATCGTCGAGCAGCACCGGAGCAAACTCACCGCCCCGGCGGTCGTGCTCCGCGACATGATCGGCGCGCTGCTCGTCCCTCCCCCTAAGGACCGCACCGACGACGGACACATGAGCTCCGCGCGCTTCGACGAGCTGCGCGAGCTCGAACAAAAGGGCGGCAAGGCCGACCAGTTCGAGCTGGTCCTCGGCGTCTGCGAGGTCAACCTCCGCGAGGCGAGCTACGTGTACGGCGGCAAGCTCCACGTGCTGCTGGTGGCCGCAGCCGACGAGGCGGGCGTCGACCCCGGCGCGATCGTCAAGGAGGTCGAGGCCGAGCTCAAGGCCAAGGAGGCGGAGGAGAAGGCCGCCGCGAAGGCGAAGAAGAAGCCGGCCGCCAAGGCCAAGAAGAAGCCCACCACCAAGAAGGGAGCCAAGTAGATGCCCCGAATCGCCTGCCCCTGGTGTCGAGGCGGCCGCGATCGTCGCCGCCGCCGTCATCGCCGCCGTCGTCTGGAGAAGGCGGCGATGTACGCCAGGATGGCTATACCCTGCACCGCGTGCGCCGAGGCGGGCTGCTCGTGATCGTCGCGCTGCTCATCGCTGGTGTCGTCCTCTGGCTACTTTGGCTCGGCTTCGTCCTGCTCGTCGATCATGCGGTCGCCCTCCAGGTCGGCGGCCGCGGCCAGCTCTGCGAGTGGTGGCGGCGCCGGCGCGAGGCCCGGCGGTACCGGGCGCGGGTGCGGCGGTGAGCGAGGTCGTGTGCAAATTGGCCTTCCTCGCCGGCATGGCCTCGGTGACCGAGTGCGATCGCCTCGTGGATGAGGGCGAGCACGCGCACGGCTGGCGCTTCGTCAGCTGTCCTGGCTGCCTGTCCCGCCTGTTGCAGCAGGACATGGCCAAGGGTGCGTCAGTCGAGGCGATCGCCTGGGCGTACGGCATCGAAGACAGAGAGGCGCTCCGCGCGGCGGCGCTGAGCGTGCACCCTGCTGGTGACAGCTGACATGACAGCCAGATTGTTGGCCGTCCGGCTGGCCGGACAGCAGGACGCGAGATCGGGCACTTATCCACCGGCACGCCGCGTGCTGTGGACAGAGTCATGCTCGCTCAGACCCCGATCTCCCTCGTCTGCCTGTTCGCCGCCCTGGCTCTCGCCAACGGCCAGCACGCCCTGGCTGCCGCCTGCGTCGATGACCTCGAGCTCCTGGTTTCGGGGCTCGACCCGGGCGTCGTCGCCGAGCTCGGGCGCGCCCATCTCCGACGCGCCGGGCCAGACGCGAGCTAGAGGCATCGCCACGGGCCTGGATTCCGGCTACCCTTCGGGGATGCGCTTCACCATCGCCATCGGCATCATCGCGCTGCTCCTGACCCTGGTCTCTGCCTGCGGTGAGGGGGCCGCCGGCCCCGGCGTGATCGTGCCGGCCGAGTGCGAGGCGACGTACACCCGGACGGTGACCTACGACAGCGGCATCGTCGTCGAGACCGTGGACTACGTCGCCCCGGCGGCGATCGACTCGACCGCCGAGGCGTTCCCGATCGTGCAGGTCCTGCTGTGCTCTCGCGAGACCTTTGACGAGGCGTGCCCGCTCGATGCCGACTGCACTGGCCGCGGCCAGACGCCGTCGTGCGAGCTCGTGTCGTCGGTGCCTTTCGTGAGCGCATCGAGCATCGAGGTCCCGTGCGGCCAGGTGGTCGAGACGACCCTGCCGGGGAGTCCGCTCGTGCGGCGCTCCGGGTACCGGTGGCGCGAGGTGAGCGTCACGATGCGCGACTAGCGCTCGGTCGCCGGCGGCTCGTCGAGCACGCGCGTGACCGCGTCCACCGCCTGGCGCAGCGGCATCCGCTGGCGTGCCCGCGCGAGCGCGGCCTCGACGACGAAGCGAGATCGCGAGGCCGCGCCATCGCGGTCCACGGCCGCGTCGATCTCGGCGAGCTCGTCCTCGCCCCAGGCAACCGCGCGGTATCTCTGAGATACACCTACGCAACAATTGCATAGCGCCAGCACGCGCTGAGCTGCGCTGTGAGCGGCGGACCGCGGCCCCCTCGCGAGCATGCGGAGGTGACCCGATCCTCGGCGTGGTGGGCATCCTGGCGAGCCGAAATCGGACCACGGCCCGTGCCGGTGCTGCCCGGCTGTTCAGTGTGGCGCAGCTAAGTGCGCGGGGGCATATCTAGACCGCGTGCTCCGCGCCGCCCCGCCGAACCAGCTCGAAGTGCATCGGATCGAGGAAGGTGTGGTCGTCGGTCCTGCCGTCCTCGTCCCAGTCCGAGCCCCAGGCGAAGCCGACCGAGGCCATCGCCTCGACGAACGCCTTGGGCACGCCGCGGGGCCAGTCCTTCATGTACTCCGGCGACCACGCCTTGGGCGCCGGTCGCTTCTTCGTGAAGTACTCGACCTGGTTGGTGCCCGGGTTCTGATCGCCGGCGATACCCCAGCTGTGGTAGCTGAGCGGCCGGCTCTTGTCGTGGCGCAGGTGCCGGAAGACGTAGCCGCCGAACCGAATGATCACGTACTCGGGCGCGGCGATGTTGGCGCGCCGCAAGCCCTCGCGCCAGTAGGGCTCGGCCAGGCGGTGGAGCTTCACGTACCACTTCCGCGGGACGCCCGGCAGGTCCCGCACCGTGACGATGTTCTTCTTGACCCACGCCTTGTCGGGCGAGCCCACGCCCGGGTTGCCGAACATGGCGTAGATCTCGCGGCGGTTCCGCGGCAGGCGATCGAGCGGGCCGTCGAAGGGCTTCCACTCGGTGGCGCGGATGATCGCCGGCGCCTCGGGCAGCACCAGCGGCGAGGGCCAGAGGCTCTCGCGCAGCGCGACGAACGGCGACAGGAAGCTCATAGCAGCAGGGCCCCCAGGATGAACGCCGAGCCGATCGCCGCACCGACCGCGCCCCAGCGCAGCGCCGAGCGCCAGGCCGGCTCGGGGGCTGCGAGCTTCAGCGCGGCGTCGACGGTGCGGGCGCGCTGGTCGCGCTCGTAGTCGAGGTCCAGCCGGCACACCCGGCACGTCTCCGCGGTCGCCCGGGTGATCACGAAGTGCGAGGCGTCGAAGTCGACCACGCGCTCGACCTCGGCGGGTGCGCCCTTCTTGGCGACCTTGCACTGGCTGCCCGCGGGGAGCACGAACTCGTCGCCGTGCGCGGTGCCAGCCCAGGCCGCGAGCGAGAGCCCGACGGCGATCGCCAGGAGGGAGCGCCTCACCTGGGCCGCCTCGCTTCGGTGGTGGTGATCGCCTCGAGCAAGTCGTCGTCGCTGAGCTGCTCGACCTCCTCGACGTGCGCGGTGTGCGCGACCTCGGAGCGGGCGTCGACGGCTTCGAGGGTGGCCTTGGCTGCGGCGCGGTGCGACCGGGCGCCAATCCATGCGCCGAGCAGGCCGACGAGTCCGAGGATGAGCAGCGAGACCAGGACGGCGATGAGGATGCCACCGGCGTTCATTTCTTCATGAAGCTCGGCGTCGGCGCAGCGGCGAGATCGGCGTTGGCCTGGGCCTGCGCGTTGCTCGGCTTGAGCACCTCGTGCAGGAAGACGGCGAGCGGCGGCCCGAATCCGTACAAGAGCGCTTCAGGCCAGCTTGCGCCGCCGGCGAGAAAGGTGGTGCCGCCGGCGATCGCGCCGAGGCCCGCGGCTATCTTGGGCAGCCACGTCTTGGGCCACGAGTCGTTGAAGCGTCGGATCAGGCCGATGAGGAACCACGTGATCGAGGCCAGCAGGGCGAAGAGGAGTAAGCGTTTCTTGGGACCGGTCGCGCCGCGGTACTCGTCGAGTGCCTTGCGCGCGGCGGCGAGCTCGACGGCCAGGTCCGTCCCCCGCTCGGGCGCCGGCACGGCGGTTGGCTGAGCGCTCGGCTGAGCGGATGGCTCGGCGACGCTCGCGGCGTCGTTCACGGGATGGGCGCTTCCGTTCACGGGATCGGCGCTTCCGTTCACGTCGGCCGGCGCGGCCGCGGCGCCAGCCTCGGATGGTTGCGCGAGCGAGACGACAGGACTGGCGAGGAAGGCGGCGAGTGCGAGTAAGGCGGCGAGCAGATGCTTGGTCATCGGGGTCTCCTTGAGTGGAGCCAGAAGCCTGCACCGACGATCCGGGGCCGTCGCGTTAGCCCGGGCCGCGAGCCGCTCGGCCGCTCACGGGTCTCGTCGTCGCTCCGCGCGCTCGAGCCGGTCGAGCCGTTTGTCGATTTCGATCGCGGTCGCCTGGGTCGCTGCCAGCCTCGCCGCGATATCCGAGAGCATCGCGCTCTGCTGGTCGAGCTTGCGATCGATGGCGTGCACGATGCCGCGGTCGGCGTTGTAGGGAGAGTGGTCGAGCACGAGCTGCTTGGCCTCGGCCCTGGTCACGGCGCGCGCCTCGACCAGCTCGACGACGTCGGCCCTGGTCGGTTGCCGGGCGACGAACGCCGCCGCGCCCCAGACAGCGCCGGCGACCACCGCGAGCGCCATCGCGACCGGCCACCAGCGGCGCACGACGCGCACGACCAGGGCATCCTCGGCCTCGGCGTCCGCGACGGTGGTGGCGCGCGTGGACGGCGTGTCCGCGTTCGTGGTCGCCAGCTCGCCGCGGCTGCCGTGCGTCGGCAGCGGGACGCCGCGGACCGGGGTGCCGTTGCGACTCATGGGACCGCCTCGGCGCGGCGCTCGAAGAACGTGATCGCGCCGCGGACGACCTGCTCGATGCGCCCGTCCGTGTGCGTGACCCACACGTCGAACGGGTAGACCCCGAGCAGCTCCTCGCTGTCGCCGTTGGTCATCGTGGCGGTCGCCTGTCCGAGCGTGGACCCGGACTGCGACAGCAAAGCGATTCCGTCGCCGACCGTCTTCGTGAACACGACAGCGCCGGCGCTGTCCTTGAGCGTCCACGTGATCGCGGCGCCCGTGAGGTCCGCGCGCTCCGTGGATGCGAGCGCCCCGGTGTCCGGATCGTAGGTCCGGTCGTTGACCGTCAGCTTGAACACCAGGGCGGTGCCGCGAGCGAGCGAGTGGTTGTTGATCGCAGTCATTAGTCCCACGCCAAGCTCCGGTCGGACGGCTCGAGCGAGCACGACATCGACGGACTTGCCGTGAGGCCGCCGACCAGGCTCGCCGACATGGCCAGGGCCCCGCGGAGTCGAGGCCGCGTGATCATGGCGAGGCGGACACCGTTTCCGGCCGCACGACCTACGAAGCCGTCGGCACCGGTGACGGTGTTGCGCTCGTAGACGCAGCCGCGATGCTGGCCAGCGGTGGTGCCAAGAAACGAGTTGGCCACGATGCGCCCAAGCACCGAGGTGGCCGTCGCGTTGAGTGCGCGCCTCGTCGAGAGCCCGGGGTCGAAGCTATTGCCCGCAATGCGCAGCGCGGTGAAGGCTGCCCCGCTGATGCGCAGAGCGCCGGTGTTGCCGATGGTCTTGCCGTAGAACCCGGTCACCGTGTTTGACAGGATCGACAGTCCCTCGGAGAGCGTCTGCGCGTTGATGCTGATTCCGTTGCCGTTGACGAGGTCGCTCAGGGCCGTCATCTGGTTTCCCTCGATGCGGCTGTTACTCATGCCCTTGGAGACGTAGAGCCCGTTGCGCGTGATCCCGGTGAGGATGTTCGAGAGGCACGCGATGCCGGTGAAGTAGCCCGCGCTGAACAGGAGCCCGTCCGGGGTGCCGCTACCCGAGGTGCCGGCGATCGTGTTGCCGCTCACCTCGATGTTCTCGCCGATGTCGCAAACCAGGGCGATGCCGATCTTGCAGTCGGTGATCGTGTTCCCGCGCACCGTGCCGTTTCTTGAGGTGCCGCCATCGGTGGTAGCGATCTGAATGCCCGCGAAGCTGTCGACGGTGTTATCCGAGACGGTGTTGTCGTCGATGGTGAACCCGTCCACGTCGACAGCCTTGATGAGGTCGCGCTCCATGCGCGCGCCCATATTGCCGGTGAACACGAGCCCGTCGACTCCCTTGACGATGCAGGCGTCGGCGTTCACCGAGGGATCGCCAGTGCCGATGTCGTCCCACTGGTTGCCGGTTACGACGTGCGTCCCGTAGCGCTCGCCATCCTCGGTCGTGTGGTAGTAGCCCTCGTGGTTGGTGTCGTGGGCGTAGTTGTCGGTGATGGTGACGTTGCTGCACTGCTTGAGCGCTATGGCGGCACCATAGAGCTCGGTCGCCTCGCAGCCGTCAACCGTCAGGCCGTCGATGTCGATGCCGCGAATCCCGCAGCGGTAGCCACGACCCTGGCCGAGCGCCCCGTTGTCGAATGAGTCGTTGAACCCGTCCGCCGGTTGGCTCGCTCGCTGGCCGGTGAACAGTAGGTCGGCGATGCTCACGTCGTCGCCGACCACGTCGAGGATCGGGGTGCCGGTCCCGCTCGCGAGCACCGGCATCAGCAGCGTGCCAGCACCGCTCAGCTCAGCGCCCGACGGCACTGAGATTCCGACGCACTTGTAGGTCAGCGCATCGAAGACCGCGGTGCCGGTGTTGACCGCGCTCTGGATTGCCGCGGTGTCGTCGGTGACGCCGTCGCCCACTGCGCCGGGGATGCTCATACACTGAACACCGCGAGGGGCCCTCCGACCGCGTCCATCAAGGCCTCTGCGTTTACGCCTCTCGCGGCGCCCCACCAGCCGACGTCGACGTCGGGGGGAGACGTGCCGCCCGCCGCGCCTAGGCGACACGGGGCGAGGTCGCCGACCGCGCCGGGGGTGCCCGCCACCGTCTCCAGCGTTGTCTCGACTCGCACGGCCCCCGCCTCACGGACGTCCCATTGCAGCGAGTACATGCGCACCAGGGCCTCGGTCACGTAGTCCACGGAGCCGTTCGCCTGCACGGTAGCGACGTTGAGGTTGAGCGTACCGTCGAGGTTGACCCGCAGGAACAACGCGCCGGCCGCTCCCATGATCGCGAGCTGCCGACCATCTGCGCCGGCGGCGTTGAGCCGCGCAAGGAACAGCAGGACGAAGCTTTCCGTCGCAGGCGTGACGAGGTTGCCGACCGAAACGCGGTTGTTGGCCACCTCGGGAAGATTGACGAATCCGCGCGCCCATCCGGCGATCGTCTGCTGGTATCCGAGCGTGCCGTTCGCGACCGCGTTGAACGCTGTGTCAGGCACGGCGACGAGCGGCGACTCGGGGCCCTGCATCGTACAGATCACGTCCAGCGTGCCGCCGATGGCCGTCGACTCCGCGATCGTGGTCGGCAGGTAGATGCCGTTCTCGCTCGGCGCAAGAGGCGCGGCGGCCGCCACCGCCTCGGGCTCGGTGTACTCGCGCCGAAATCCCTGCAGGTAGGCAGCCGCCGCCTCGTGCAGGTATTTCGCGGGCGCCCGCATCTATCGGACCTCGGCTGGCTCCGCGCCGACGACGATGGCCACGGCCGAGGACAGCGTCGCGACCAGGCCGAGCTTCGTGATGCCAGCGCAGTACAGCACCGGGCGCTCCCACCCGACCGCGGTCAGCAGCGAGACGTCGTCGATGTCGAAGAGCCGCCGCATCTTGGCGCGCTTCGGCTCGAAGCCGATCACGTACGCGGCGGAGACGTCGACCGCGGCCGCCGGGTCGAGGAAGAGGTAGAAGAGCCCGGTGTCGACCCAGCCGCCGGTCGCGGTGGTGAGGTCGATCGGCAGGTCGTCCGGGTCCGTGATCGCCGGGAACGACGTGGCCGACGCGCCGAGGACGCGGCGATCGGTGAGGCGCGTGATGTAGCCGTCGAGCATTTGCGGTCTCCTACGGTGCGGGGAAGTCTACCTGGTACTCGACCAGGTAGATGCGGTGGCTAGCAGCGTTGCCCGCCACCAGGATCTGCACCTGCAGGCCGGCGACCTTCGTGGTGGTGACCACGTTCGTGAGGACCACGGTCTCGTCGGCGCTGCCGCTCGCGGAGTCGGTCTCGTCGCTGAGTGAGGTGATCGAGCCAGCGTTGCTGATCGATCGCGCCAGGCTCCGCACATAGGTAGCGGTGTCGCGACAGTGGACGCGCGCGCCTAGGAAGCGCTCGCCCACCCGCATCGGGCAGTCGAAGGCGATCGACCCCTGGCCGATCCAGTAGCCACCCGTCGTCACCAGCGACGTATCGCTGATGACGATCGCCGCGCCGGGCCCCGAGGCTCTCCACTCCGGCCCGTGATACCCGAACCGGATCGCGTCCTGGATCGCGTCGAGGTCCGCGCTCTTGACCGGCACGCCGGCGGCGTAGGTCGTCAATCTGTCGGTGGGCCACGCCATCAGCTGAGGGGGCCATCGTCACAGAGCCCCGCAGCGTCGTCGCATTCAATGGCCTCGGTCGCCACCGCGCTCGCCTCGGTCTCCGCCGGCTTGAGCTTCGCGACGATCGCGCGCGCACCCGGCATGTCGGGGCTGCCGGCGAGCGCCGGATCCCGGTAGGCATACCAGTTGAAGACGCGCAGGCCGTTCGGGAAGAACGCCCGCCAGTCGTCGAAGGTGAAGGTCGCCGCGCCCGGGGTCGCGGCCGCATCGCAGAAGGCGGCGAGGCCCACCCAGAGCGGCTCGGCGATCCCGGTGATCGCCTCCTCGTTCGAGAGGTCGTCGGGCCCGGTGCCGTTATACCAGAGCGTCCAGTCGGTGCCGCCGTCGTAGCGGAGGCGCAGCCACTGCGGGACCGCCGGCGCCGCCGCCTCGAGCTCGGTCACCGCGCCGAGTACTCCGCCGGAGAACAGGCGCCAGCCAACCTTCGCGGTGCTCGCCTCCTGGTAGTAGCCGAGCCAGAGCATGTCGCCGTTGCCAGCCATCGCCACGATCCCGCCGTAGCAGTCGTCGTCGAGCGAGGTGGCGGTCACCTTGACCGTGACGTCGGCGCCGAGCGAGTGGTCGACGCCGTCGAGCACGTCCCCGTCGATGCTCATCTCGAGCACGGTCGGCTCGCCGACGTACCACTGGCAGTCGGCCGCCGCGTCGAGGCTCAGGACGACGGCGCCGGCGGCGATCGCGATCGATCCCTCGTCCGAGCGGCTGCGCCACCAGGCGGCGACCGCCGTCGCGAAGTCGTCCTCGTGGACGTTGGTGTACTCGAGCAGCTCGACGTCGCCGACGGCCAGGTCGAAGACGCCGGCGAGCGCATCGGCGATCGCCGGCAAGTTGTAGCCCTGGACCTTCTGCAGGAAGCCGAGCACGCGCGCGCGCCGGGTCTCGGTCGTGTCGAGCAGCTTCGGGGGCAGGCGCGTGATCCGCTCCCAGTCCTCGAGCAGCGACCAGGCCCGCTCCGGGTAGGCGTCCTCGCGAAGCTCCTCGAGCAGCGCGAAGGCGATCGCCAGGGCGTCGCCCTCGACCATGAGCTCGCGCTGGATGATCGAGTCCTCGTCGGTCGAGTAGGCCTTGCCCGGCGGCAGGGAGGCGCGGATCGCCTGCGCCGCCATCTGCGCGTGCACGGTCATCCGGCGGTAGATGGCGCGAACCTCCTCGGCGGTGAGCTCGTGGCTGGTGACCCGGACCTGGTCGAGCGTGACCTTCGCGAAGAGCTCGTGCCCGGCGGCGCCGTCGTCGCGCGCGCCGACCACCACGAGCTCGGCCGCGTCGCCGTCGATCGCGCCGTCGGTCGAGGTGGCCTCCGAGAGCACGGTCTCGTTGACGTAGTAGCGCACCCGCACGTTGGTCGGGCTCAGCCAGCGCCGGGTCGCCGTGAGGATGACCGCGCCGGTCACCGGCGCGTAGAAGGATCCTTCGGCGACGGTCGCCTCGGCGGCGCTCGTGAGCCAGCCCAGGCGAAAGGCAACTCGACGGCTTGCCAGGTCGACCACGCGCCAGCGCAGATGCCAGGCCGAGCGGGTGCCGACGATGACGCCGTCGGTGCCCTCGGTCGCCTGGGCGTCGAGGTCGAGCTCGAGGATGGCCTGCACCGAGACGTCGCGCCGGAGGAGCGCGGCATCGTCGACGTCGTCGGCCTGCATCGCGGTGTCGGCCACCGTGGCGAAGTCGCGCGCGAAGCCGGTGAGGCCGAGCACGACTTCGGGCACGGCGGCGCCGGTGATCGTCACCAGGTCGGCGACGTTGCCGCGCGCATCCGACGGCAGCAGCTCGTCGGACCGCTCCGCGAAGCGGAAGAGGATGACCTCAGCCAAGGCCGATGCCCCCGGCCGGGATCAGCCCCGCGGCCGCGGGTGCCGGCGGGAGCGTCACGAGGTTCTCGAGCTCGCGCGTGACGAACACCTTGATCGCGCCCTCGTCGGTCCACGTACCGTACCCGTTGTCGGGCGTCGTGCCATCCCAGCCGGCGATCGCGTCCTCGCCCACCTGGATATACGCGCCGCCGTCGAAGACGGAGAGGATGGGCGGCGCCGACGCCACGCCGAGCCAGAGGAACAGCGAGCTCAGCCCGCGCGTGTAGCGCGGATCCGCATAGCCCGACCCAGACCGGCCCACGATCAGCTGGTGGCACTCGGGTAGTCCGCCGATGCCGTCGACCGAGGTGGCCAGCGGCACGCCCGCCTGCCCAGGCTCGAACGCCGCGCACTTGCGACCGGTGTACGTCGCGCCACTGTCGGCGCTGAAGTACGCCCACGCGCGGCCCGTCGACTCGTTGTTGGCGAGGCCCGCGTCCTGATACCCCGAGCCGGCCCCCGTGGTGCCGGGGGATGCGCAGATCCAGTACGGGTGAGCGTCGTCGTCGTGCGGGTCGACGAACGGATCGCAGAAGTACTGCAGGTAGCCGGTCGCCGAGCCGACGATCGACAGGTAGGCGAAGTAGAACGCGTCTGAGTCCTGGTCGACGACGCCGAAAAGCACGCGCGCCTGCGCGCTGATCGCAGTCCGCGAATCGTAGAACAGGTATTCGCCCGTCGGGGCCGCGTCGCTGCCGCCGCCGAGGATTACGCTCTCGTCCGCCGCGCTCGGCACCTCGGTCGCGGACGGCGTGCCGCCCGTGAAGCCATCGGCTGGCGAGTGCTTGACCCGGCACTGGTTGGTGCCGCTGAGCGACACGATCTGGATGCACCACTCCTGCCCGGAGGTGCTTTGCAGCACGTACCAGCCGAGGTCGTTGATGTCGGCCTTGCTCGCGATCTCGTCGCCCTCCGAGTACGTCGTGCCGTCGCTCGAGCGCGGGACCGACCAGCGACCGGAGGCCACCTTCGCCGCCTTGGTGCGGTAGAACAGATCTGCCGGATCGTCGCGGCTCACTTCGACGACGTCGAGCACGAGCGGGTTGGTGAAGCCGTACATTACGCGAGACTCCTCACGACGATCTCGCCGGGCACGAGCAGCTCGATCGTCGTGTCGTTGGGGAACACCGGATCGACCGCCAGGACCGCGGCCGCCGGCGTCACGCACTCGACGTCGCGCGTGCCCTCGACCGCCAGCGCGGCCGACTCGAGGCGCTGCGGCTTGACGTCCGAGTCCCACTCCCCGGTGCCGTAGTCGCCGACCGCCGGGCCCAGGCCGTCGAGGTAGGCGAGCAGCGCGGCGCGCACCGCCGCCGTGAGGTTGCCGCCGGCGTAGACGTCGTCGGTCGCCACCGGCGCGACGGTCGGTACGGTATCGGCGGTGATCACCACCGAGTCAGTCGAGCTCAGCGACTCGATCTCGAGCGGCGCGCCGGAGCCGTCGCCCGCGGCCGTCTTGATCACGAGCCGGTGACCCTCGGCCATGTCGCCCGGGCGGTCTGCGGTGAACTGCAGCACGCGCGTGCCGGCGGTCCATGCCGCGACCTCGAGCGGGCCGCCGCTGTCGTCCCAGTCGAACGCCCACTCGGCGCCGGGCCGGGGCTTGACGCGCAGATCAACGTCGACCTCGGTGGCGGTCACCTCGAGGACGCGGAAGCTCTTCTTCGCCACCGGCCGAAGGTCAGCCAGGTAGGCGAGCAGCTCGGTGCGCTCAGTGCCGGTGAGTAGCCGGACGGAGCCACTGCCGGCGTGCAGCGCGGCCAGGTCCACAGAGCCGCGGCCGCGGCGCAGCGGGTAGACGTAGGCCGAGGCGATACCGGTGACCTCGAGCGCCCAGGTCCTGTAGTCGTTGGCGTTGCCGCCCATGCCCGGCTGGGCGATGCGGTCAAGGATGCGCACGCGGTACTCGCCGTCGCTCTCGGCGTCGACGCCGTCCTGGTCGAGGTCGAGCTGCAGCTCGGCGGCCGCGTTGATGCCCGCCGGCGGCGAGGCAAAGGTGAGCTCCTCGCCGGCGTTGAGCCGGGTGGCGCTGCCGACATCGATCGCGACGCAGTCCACGTCAACGAAGAGGCCCGCCGGGATGACGCCGGCCTCGTTGACCTGGAAGCGCTGGCCGCTCGCGTGCGTGAGCTCGTCGCCGATCGCCACGGTCGCGGCCGCCGTGCCGGTGACGCGCAGCGCGTTCGAGCCGCGCGCTGGCGTCGCCCCCTTGCGGAGCACGCCCCAGATGCGCCCGAGCCGGTCGAGCGCAGCGCCTTCGGCCGTGTCGGGGAAGAGGTCATCGTAGGTAACCTGGGCCGAGTGCATGAGCGCCCAGGTCGCGAGCGCCAGCACGCGGGTGCGCTTCCAGTTGTCCGAGCTCCACGCCAGGTTCGCGCCGGGGAAGCGCGCCTGGTAGTCGGCGACGAGCCGCTCGTGGAGCTCGCCGAGGCTGGGGATGGTGAGGGACATGGATCAGGCGTTGAACGGCAGGACCGTGGTCACCACGAGCTCCTCGCCGGACTGCAGGTCACGGCAAGTAGTCTCGATGGCGATCCGGTTCACGTCGCGTTCGACGACGATCTCGGGCTCGGAGATGAGGCCCTCGGCGACGAGCGGCCGGAGGCACTCGCGCGCCATGTCCTCGAGGACCTGGGGCGTGCGCAAGCTGTTCTTCGCGCGCGCGAGGGTGTGGAAGCGCGAGCCGGCCAGGTCGTCACCGGCCCAGCTGCCGAGCTCGCCCTGGAGCTGGTGATGGATCGCGGTCTGCGCGGTCATCGTCGTCTCGGTGCCGCCGGCGCCGTCGTCGATGTAGTCCCCGGTCACCGGGTCGATCGTGCGGTCCCATCCGGGCATGATTACTCTCCCTTGAGCTTGGTGGTGCCGACCGGGAAGCCGCTGAGGGCGGCCACGATCTGCGTCTGCAGCTGGGCGCCTCCATCGTTGGCCAGCGGGACAGCGTTGGTGATGGCATCGACCACCGCCTCGACGTCCGCCTTGGTGGCGAGCGCCACCGCGGTGCCATCGATCGTCCCGATCTCGATGGTTCCGTCGGCCTTGACGAGGACCTTCGACGTGCTGGTGAAGATCGCGGTTTCGTCGGCCTCGAGCTCGATGCGCGTGCCCTCGTCCCGGGTCGCCACGATCACCGAGTGCCCGCCGGCGGCGCCGACCTTGAGCAGGATCGCCTCGGCGTTGCCGCCGTCGGCCGGCCGGCTGTGAAACCCGATGCCGCCGAACACGGGCACGTCGGCCTCGCGCTCGCCCTCGTAGCCGCCGACCTGCCAGCGGCCGCCGCCAGTGCCGAGCACGTAGACCCGGCGGATCGCCGAGCGCAGCATCTGCGCGAGCTCGCGCGCGTTCTTGCCGATGCCGAGCGTGCTCGGTCGCTTCGGGTCCCAGCTCACAGGCTGAGCTCCGTCCACTCCGGGACGAGTGTCAGGCTCGTCATCTCGCCGTCGTCGGCGTTGCTCGTGTATCGACACCCGGTGATGAGCCAACGGCCGCCCACCTCGATGCCCTCCTCGAGGACGTCGACGATGGTGTCGAACGCGTAGATCGCCTCGGGGCTGCTGCGGTTGTAGCGCTGGCCGTGGCCGTCCGCCACGATGCGCGCCGCGCGCCGGGTCTTGTCGCGCAGGGCCATCTCGCGGTTACTGCGCGACAGGGCGTCGCGCTGGCTCTTGACCTCGTCGTCCGCGATGATGAGCCGCTTGGGGTGCAGGAAGTCGTCGCCGATGCCGTCCGCGCCGGGGCCCTGCTCGGCGCTGGCGATGACCTGTAGCGCGCGACCATAGGTCGCGCCATCGCCCCTGGTCGTGCCCATCACCGAGATCTGCGAGTAGCGATCCTCTACCGAGTCGATGAGCTCGAAGTCGATCGCATTGGCGTACCCGCGGCGCTGGCTATGCGAATCCTTCGGGACGAAGAACTGAAACTGTGGCTCCTGCGCGTGGTTCGGGATGCCGATCACCAGCGCCTTGCCGTCGGCCGTCGACCACGCCAGGAGATGCGCCGGCTCGAGCACCGAGCGCAGCACGTCCGCGCGCGTCTGGCCCGGCTCCACCTTCTTGGGGACCTTCGACGCCTCAAAGAGGCCGCCGGGGTTGCGCACCTTGCCGTAGACGATGAGCTGCCCGTCGAGGCTCTTGACCTGCGTCTTGGAGTACTTCGCGAGCAGCGCCTGCTTGGCGGCCACCTCCTCCGCCGTGGACGGCTCCGCCCAGGCGCTGGCGAGCACGGCGCGACGACCGCGCACGAGGGCGCGGTTCGAGAAGTTCGAGAACCGGATCTCGGGGAACCACTCGCCCGCGACCTTGCGCGCCAGCTCCGCCAGGTCGAGCTTGCCGAGCTGCTCGGTGAGCGGCATCGACTCGTCCTCGAGGCGGCCTCCCCGGTCGCGGCCGCTGATACTCAGGACGCCGCCGCTGTCCCGGCTCTTCTTGTAGCCGCGAGTGCCGATGAAGCCAGTAAGGATCTTGGTGTCGTCGACGTAGACCTGCACCTCACTGTCGAGCCGGCAGATCTCGAACAGCGAGCGGTCCGCCGGCGCCAGCTCGAGTGAGAAGTCGTCGGCCAGCGAGAGCATGTCCGTCTCGATCTCGTAGCTCGTCCAGCGCTCGATCCGCTCGCTGCCGATCTGCACCGAGACGTTATGCCGTCGAGGCTTCGCCACTACGGCGCCTCGACGACGAGCAGCGTGCCTCGCTCGACCGCGGCAGGGTTGCGGAGCTTATTGAGCTCGAGGGTTTGGCCGTACTTCTCGGCCGCGCGGGCGCCGCCGTAGAGCTCCTGCAGGATCGACATCAGCGGCCGCGTCGCCCGCACCTCGTAGGTCGTGAGGGTCGGCGCCTCGGCGATGTACCGGTTGGCGAGCTTGCGGAGCTGGCTGTGCAGCTGGCCCAGCCCGACGATGAGCGGGTAGTTGGCGACGTCGGCCGCCAGGTCAAGGCGGTCGAGCTCGACCTGGAGGTCGTTGGTGAGCCGGTTGACCTCGAGGTTCACGCGGCGCGCGTTGAGCTCGCTCGGCGCGGCCACGTCCCAGGCGTCGAGCTGCGCGGTGATCTCGGCGGGAACCGTGGAGCCACCAAGCGCCTCGAGGGCTGGTGTCACCGTCGCGATCGCGGCGTCGACCCGGCTGCGATCGGCTGCAGACGCTGCGGAGATGCGCGCGCCGAGCCCCGACTCTTGCGCGTGGTCCTCGACAAACGTGCAGCTGATCTCGAGGTAGTCGCGATCTTCGGCGCTCGCCGTCGGCTGCGGGTCCTCGCACCAGGCCAGCATCGAGCCCCAGAGCGGGTGCACGAAGAGCTGAGCCTCGGGCCGGTCGGCCGCCTCGAGGAACGCCTCGGCGCTGGCGATCGCGCCGGGCGGCATGAACACCAGCGTCACCGACGTCTCGCGCGGCTCGCGGCCGAGGTCGGTAATGAGCGCCCCGTCCTGGTGTGGACGCCGATGGCGCACCCGCACCCGGCGCCGGCTGTCCTGGGTGTTGAGCACGTGCAACGGCAGGCCCGCGAACTCCGCGTCGAAGAGCTCACTCTCGAATTCGTCGCTCATCGTCGCGTCCGTCCCTTCCGCTCCTTGCGCTCCTCAGCCTTGAGTAGACCCTGCTGATCCACGGTGATCGCCACCTGGACGAGGCGCTCCGTTTCCGAGCCGGCGTTCTGCGCCGCTTCGATCGCCGCGCCGCGCTTCGCCAGTCGCTCCACACGCTCCTGCTCGGCCGCCTCCTTATAGAGCTGCTGCGACCGGAGCTTCAGCGCTTCGCGATAGCCGTCTGCGACCTCGACGTCCTCGAAGCGCTGGTGCTCGGGCTGCAGCGCGCCGGCGACGCCGCCGACGCCGACGCCCTTGGCAAAGCCCCAGAACCGATCGCCGCTGCTCTGCTGCTTGCGCCGCCGCACCTTGCCCGCGGCGTTGAGCGCCGCCTGCTGGCGCTTGCCCGCGGCGGTGGACGTATCGATCTCGCCGGCGTCGGTATCGAGGCTCTTGCTGATGCCGAGCTCGTTGTCGATGTAGCGACCGATCGCGATGCCCAGGGCGGCCGCCGCCGCGATGCCGAACCCGGTGCCGAGCTTGCCGGCCATGCCGCCGGCGTTGCCGAGCAGCGCCTTCAGGCCGCCCGCCGCGCGGAGCTCGCGCACGAAGCGGATCAGCGACAGTAGTCCCGGCCCGATCTTCATCGCGAGCAGGGCGCCGCCGACCACGTAGAGGTGGTCGGCCAGGAAGCCGACCAGGTCGGACACCATCTCCATCGCGGCCGCGAACTTCTCGATCCGCGCGGGCGTAATCGCCTCGTAGATCTTGTTCTTGAGCCGCGTCCAGGCGCGCTCCATCCGCGCGGCCGAGCTCGCCTGGTATTTCAGGTACTGCGCCTGCACCGCGTCGCTCTTGAGCCCCTCGTTCTTCAGGTCCTCGATGTCGGCGAGGTCCTTGATCATCGTGTCGAGCGCGCGCACCGCTTCGCCGCGGCCGCCGAGGGCCTTCTGCAGCTTGGTCGGATCCTTCATCAGCTTGCTGCGCGAGATGTCCCGCACGATCGTCGACATGTTGCGCAGCCGCTTCACGCCGCCCGGGCCGGTGTCGTAGACCTTGACGCCGGCCCTCTTGAGCTTGCCCGCGCTGCGAGTGATCGACGTCATCAGCGCCATGTAGCCGGTCGCCGCCTCGGCGCCGGAGCCGAACCCTCGACGCACGACCTGCAGGCTCGCGCCGAGCTCAGACAACCCCTCGACGCCGGCGTTGCCGAAGTTCGGGAACTGCGCGGTGACCGAGGCCATCAGGGTGCTGAGCTCCTTGAGCTCGATGGCGCCCGCGTTGCCCTGGAAGGTCAGCACCGAGAACGCTTTCTCGAAGTCCTTCGGATCGATCTTGAGGTTCTGCTTGAGCGCCGCCGCCGTACCGGCGATGTCCGACATCGCGGCGCCGGTACCGCTCGCGACCTTCGCGAAGGTCTCCATTGCGCTCGCCGCGCCGTCCATGTCGCCCGTGAGCGTGACGTAGGCCTCCGCGCCGTCGAGCACCTCGTCCTTCGAGACGCCCATCTCGTCGCTGATCTGGCGCATGCGGCCGCTCATCAGCGACATCTCCGCCGAGGTGCGCCCGCCCTGGATCCCGAGGCGCGTGAGCCGCTTCTCGAAGTTGAAGGCGGACTTGGCCATCGCGCCGAACAGACCGATGCCCGCGAAACCCGCGAGCGTGCCGAGTGTGCGCTTCACGCCGGCAAAGCCGCGGTTGACGTCCTTGGCGGCCTTCGTCCCGAAGCGCTTCAGCTTGCGGTTCGCCTCACGGAGACCGCGGTCGAGCTTTCGACTGCGCGCACCGACTTCGAACTCTGCTTTGCGTGCTCCGCGTGCCATCGGGTGTCGTGGGCTTCCTGTTGCCGCGGCCGACTACGACGCCCCTCTTGCTCGAGCCCGTCTTGCCGCGCCGTTTTTTCTGCTCTTCGACCTCCGTCAGGACGGCGTCGAATTCGAGGAGCTCCCAGAAGGTGACGTCGACTGCTGGCCGACCAAAGTGAGCAAACAGCGCGCCAGCGTGCGTGAACCGAAGTTGATCAACGGTCCCAACGACTCCGCGGGCTTTTTTTTTGCGAGGGCCACGATGGCGCCGAGCTCCTGCTCGCCCAGGTCCGTCGGCTCCGGGTCGCACTCCTCCTCGAAGTCGAGGTAGTGGGTCACGAGGATGTCGCGCTCGTTGGCATCGAGCAGGTCGCGCAGCTCGTCGACGTTCGCCGCCAGCGGCCGTGGGTAGGGGTTGCGCGGATCGGCGCCGGCCTCGTCGGGGTCACGCATCGCCACGGCCAAGATCTGCCAGCTCGCCTCGTCCTCGAGGTCGCTGGCGCCGAGTAGCTCGAGCGGAATGCCGATCGAGTGAATGCGCGCCACGGCCAGCGACCGGACGAGCTGCCGCTCGGTGCCATTGAGCAGCCGCCACCGGAACGGGATCGCTTCGGGGGTGCCCGATGGCCCGGCCGGAATCAGCCCCGGCTTGGTCGCGCGGCCGCTGTTCCGGTACCGCGCGAGCTTCGAGCTGGCGTCGATCTCGGCCGACGAGGCCTTGGCGGCCTCGCGCAGGGCCTCGCGGTTCCGCACCGTCACCGGCTAGCCCTCCCGTTCGTGGCCGAGGAAGAGGATGGTCACGTCGTAGGCAGCCTCGCCCTCCTGGGTAAAGCTGCGCTTGATCTCGGTGACGCGGCCGTCCTCGAGGGTGTAGCGATCGCCGGCCTGGTTGCCGGCGGCCTCCTCATAGAGCAGCTGCACGAGCTCCTTGGTCCGCTTGAGCGCGAACCAATCGACCTCGGGCGGCACGGTCTGCGCGACCTTGAGCGTGGCCGTGTATTCGGGCACGCCGCTCTTGTGGCCGATCGCCTTCCGGCTCCGGCGCATCGTCTTGACGACGCCAGCACCCGGGTCGGTGTCGTCGATCTCGAGCTCCATAGCCGTCTGCAGCTCGAGCTGCCCGGTGCTGGGCGCGTCGAGCTCGGTGTACGCGATGTCGATGACGTTGCGGCCCATGCGGCCCTCCTGCTACTCGATGATGAGGTTGACGACGTTGGCGATCTGCTCGAGCGGCGGGACCACCGCGGCCGGGATGGCCACGTTGAGACGCGTGGCGACGGTGGCGTCGGTCTCGACCACCAGCTCAGCCGCGTGCGCATCGACGTTCTGCCAGACCTCGATCTCCTCGAGGCGCTTCATCGCCCGGAGCGTCACCGACCGGACCGCTTTGCGCGTGCGCTCGTTCTTCTTCGCGCGCGGGAACGCCAGGCCTTGGGCGATGTCGATCTGCCGGAGCCCCCAGTACATGGACCGGGTGATGACGTAGTCGAGCACCTCGAAGAACGGCACCGAGCTGAGCGTCACCTGGGTCACCACCGCGCGCACGATCTTGGCCTCGGTCTGCGCCTCGTTGGTCGAGAGCATGAAGAGGCCGCCGGCGATCGCGCTGTTGAGTTCCGCGCGCAGCGGGATGTCGCCGGCGTCGGGCAGGTAGAGCGAGGGCAGCGGCACGTCCGACCAGGGCCGCGCCGGGTCCGACTCGGCGGCCAGCATTGTGCCGACGTAGGCGGCGATCTCCGCCGGCGTGTTGCGGAAGCCCTCCGCCTGGACCACCATCTGCCCGTACTCGTCGGCCGCGGTCGCCAGGGCCTGGCCGGTGGCGATGCTGCCGCGCTCGGCCATCACCGAGTGGCGCCAGCGCTTGGTGGCCGGGTTCCACGCCTCCGCAATGTGCGCCGCCAGGTCCGCGACGTCGGCGGCCGCGTGATTGGCGATCGCTACGATGTCGTAGTCCTTGTCGAGGAGCAGGTCGAGGGACGCAGTGATGTCGACCGCGGTGGCGCCGGCGACACTCTGCGCCAGCGCGATGGCGACGCCGGCGGGCTGCGCGATCACCTCGTACTCGACGTCGTTGCCGTTGACGCCCTCGGTGACGTGCGTGCACGTCACGACGTTGGTCGCGCTCGCGGCCGTCACCGGCAACTCCTTGACCTTGGCGTCGATCGCGGCCTCGAGGTCGGCGGCGATGTCGTTCTGCACCGCGCCATTGGCAACGCCGAACGTGATCTCGCGGCCGGCGATGCGGATGACGACGGCGCCCGCCTCGGTCGCCGGACCGGTGACCGTGAGGGTCTGCACCGCGGCGGTCCCGTCCTCGGCGATGCCGATGCCCCAGATCTCGGGCGAGCTGCCGTAGTCGCGCGCCGCCTTCAGCGCCCAGCGGCACATCAGCGCCAGTTCGGTGCCCGTCCCGAACTTCGCGTCGGCATCGGCCTCGCTGAAGATCTGCGTCGGGGTCGCCGCCGCCACGCTACCGCCCTTGAGAATGCCGACCAGGACGATCCGCTGGCTGAGAGGCGTGAGCCCGCGAGCGGCGGCGGCGATATTGAACGACGCGTAGCGCCCGGGGATGCGGTCCGAGACGGAGAGGCCGGTGTCGATGGTCATGGCGGGCTAGTCCTTCTTGGGCTTCGCGGCGTCTGCAGGCTTGGCGGGCTTGGTGAGAGCCCTCACCTCCACCGCGTCGCCCCGACGGATCGCGCGTCGGTAGAACGCATTGTTCGGGACCGTCCGCGGTTCGTCGTGATAGACCATCGTCCGGTCCCGGCCGGTCGCCTTGTCGATCTTCACTCGATCGCGCTCCATCGGCACCGGTCGATCCGGGTGCGTCGCGCGGATGATCAGGGTCTCTCGCTTGCTCATGCTGGTACCTCGAGGTCGATGTCGCCTTCGACCAGCGGGTCGGCGTCCCCGCTGCCGTCGGCGTCGTTGACGCGGTTGCGGATCGATTCGTAGTAGTCGTCGAGCTCGTCCGGTCGGGGCTGGACGACGTCGCCGGTGATGTCCCAGACCAGGTGCCAGACCGTGAGGTCGCGGCCGCGGATCACCGCTCGCTCGCTCGCCGGGCGAACGCCGCCGGCGCCATCGACGCCCAGGTCGATCCACGACAGCAGCGCGCGGATGTCCTCGATCACCTGGTAGATGCCCGGGTCGGTCGAGAGGCCGTCGCCACGGATGCGCGCGTCGGCGGAGCGTCGGTTGCCCGAGACGACGAGCAGCTCGACGGTGAAGTCGAGGTCGGCGTCGAGCCGGGCCAGGCGGATGTCACCGTAGGCCCCGTCGCCAGTGGTCACACCGACGCACGGCGTGCCCGCCGCCAGCAGCGCTCGAAAGTCCGGGTTGTCCTCGGCCGGGCTGAGGTCGCCCGGGTACGGCTGCACCGAGGCGAGGTAGCCACCGACCTCGCCGCCCAGGGCCTCGAGGAGCAGCGGCTCGAGCAGCTCGACGACCTTGTCCTCGACCAGCGTACGGAGCGCCGCGGTCACCAGGCCCTCCCGACGAAATCGAGAATCCGGCTCCGCGTGATGTCGAGGAACTGCTCCGAGCCGTAGATGTGCGGGCGCGCCGGCAGCACCGAGCCGCGGCCCACCGTCGCGCCGTCCTGGTGCGCCCCCGACCAGGGCACCTTCGAGATCGCCTGCAGGTAGTCACGGCCGTGGCGCACGACGAAGCTCGTGCGGAGGCGATTGAGCGGCTGCGCGACGGCGCGCGACTTGCGCCCGCTCTTCGTGCGTCGCCCCTTGCCACGGCGCGTGGCATCCTGCCGACGCTTGGCCACCGTCGAGGCGGCGAGCGGCTTCCACGGACCATCGGGCCCCTCGCGCAGATCGAAGTGCGCGCGGATGTCGGCCTTGAGCACGGGCGTGAGCTGGCTCCAGACGGGCGATAGGTTCGCGGCCTTCCGCTTCATGGCATCGAAGCCCTCGATGAGGTCCTCGATGTCGAGGTCAACGTCGAGATCGAGCACTACCAGAGCCCCTTGAGCAGGTCGCTCGTCATCGCCGTCTCCACGTCCTCGCGATCGCCGCTCTCCGGCCGGACCGAGCTCGAGTGCGTCGGCGGCGGGTCCACGCCCAGGCTCACCGAGCCTTCCGAGACCCCGCGGAGCCAGAGGAGGAGCTCGTCGTGATCCTCCTGGTCCTGCGTGTCCACCGCCCCGCGCGGGCGCTTGAGCAAGTAGACCACCTCTTGCGCGCAGAAGCGGCGGACGATGGCCGGCACCGGCTCGGTGAGCGGCACCGCGTGGCGCCGCTGCACGTAGCTGTCGATCCAGCGCGAGGCGTCCGCGATCGTCTCAGACAAGACCAGCGCATCGACCGCGCCATCGGCGTCGAGGTCGGTGAGCTGCGCGAGCTTGGCCGCCCCTCCGGCGGCCCGCTCGACGTCTGTCTGCGTCACGTAGGCCATAGCGCATCGCGCGGCTCAGCTACTTGGAGGCCTTGCCGCTGCCCTTGTTGGGCTTGGTGTCGTCGTCGTCCTTCGCGGCCGTCGAAGCCTTGAGCGGCGCCTTCGGCTCGACGCGCGGCGCCGGCGGAGGAGGCGGAGCGTCGGTCACCAGACGAATGCCGCCGGCGGCGTCGACCACGCACTGCTCGACGCGCAGCACGAGGATCTCGGTCACCTCGGCGCCTGCGCGCCGGGCGGTCCGGCGGGTCTTGGGCTCGCGCAGCAGCACCGAGACCTCGCTGGGACCGAACTCCGCGACCGGCACCATGGAAGGCTCGGGCCCGTACATGCGCCCGAAGCGCCGGAACGGCTTGCCGTGGGTCGTCGAGATCCGCAGGTGCGTGGTCTTTTCGTCGAGGTGCATCGTCGTCTCCTGTCGAGGATGGAAGGGGGCCGCGCGGGCCCCGTGCGAGAGGTCCGTCCGTGGTTAGCGCGAGCTAGGCGAGGCCCGTCGAGCCCCAGCCCGTCTGCCAGTGGCCGTAGCCGAGGTTGTAGCGAGCGCGCCCGCCGAAGTAGAGCTTGTCGTGCATGAACACGTTCATCGAGTCCATGCCGTTGGGCCGCTGGAACGTGACCGGCACGCGCTCCTGGTAGCGGAGGGGCTTGATCGGCTTCGACAGATCGAAGAGGTACCAGGCCGTGGTCGAGTAGAGGTCGAGCCACGGCAGGACGATCGGGGTGACCTCGTCCTTGTTGTAGTTCTCGATCGCCGCGGCGTCCTGGCCGTTGTCGGTCTGCTCGACGATGAAGGCGTTGCCGAGCGTCTTCTTGACCTTCGCGCGCAGCGCCATCGGCGCGAAGAGGTGGGTCGGCTTCATGTGGAGGAAGTCGCCCTTCGAGTTGGTGACCATCGACATCGCCTCGATGCCGGTGTCGAGGCCGGTGGTCGAGAAGACGACGTCGGAGACGTTGGTCTGCGCGTCCTCTTCGTGGTCGACGTGGTCGCTGTCGAAGAAGAGCTGGCCGTCGTAGGCCAGCCCGCTGGTCGCGGTGAAGCCGTTCGACATCAGCTCGAACGCCAGCTTGAGCTTGTGGAGCTCGAACTGCTCGGGCAGGCCGCCGATCGCCGGGCCGTAGTGGCCCATGTTGTCGTCCTCGAGGTCATCGACGTCGACCTGGACGGCGTTCTGCCACTTCTTGTTCTCGAGCGTGAAATTGTAGCCCTTGAACTGCTCGAGCGGGCGCTCCCCTTCCCACTCGGTCACGGTGCCGGCCGGGCCCATCCACTGCTGGGTGACCGACTTGCCCGTGGCCTTCTCGGTGCGGGCGAGCAAGCGCCAGCGGTTGTCCTGGCGGCGCTGACCCTCCATGAAGAGGGCCTCGTAGCCGCGGGCCGCGTCGCGCAGCTTTGCAATGTCGAGCGTCATGGTGAAGGACTCCTGCTGGTGTGTTGCGTTCGAGGTCGAAGCGTTCGAGGGTGGCGGTTCGAGGGTGGCGGACTACTAGGTCCAGGTGACGGTCGCGCCGCCGATGCCGATGACAGCCCACGCGGCGCCCGTCCAGCGCCACTCGACCCACTCGCTCGCGGCGTCCATGACCACCGCGACGTGACCGACCACCGCGGCCGGCGTGCAGGTCAGGACCGGGGTCGCCGAGGCGGCGATGCACATAGCGCGCTTGCGCTGGCCGATGTACCGGCCGGCCGGCAGCGCCGAGGCGTCGGTGCCCGCGACGGTGAAGCGGGTGATGCCGACCGCGACCGTCATGGCGGCGTTGTTCTTCTCCTCGGTCACCCAGTCGTGATCGAAGTGATGGTTGGCCCAGTCGGTCGGCTGGATGTCGACGTAGACGAAGGCCCCGCGGATCTCCTCGAGGATGCCGACGCAGCCGCCCGCGGTCGCGCTGAACTTGCCGACGGTGTTGTCGTCGTACAGGAACACCGGCTTGCCGACGTCGGCCTGCACGAGCGTCTCGGTGGCGTGGTTGGTGAAGCGCTGCGGCCCGTACTCGAGCTCGACGTTGAACGCCGCGGCGGCGCCGCTCGAGTTGTCGTTCTGCTTGCGAGAGGCGCCGGCGGCGTGCACGCCGTTGGCCGCGGTGCACTCGACCACGCGGCCGGCGCTGTCGAAGCCGCAGAGCGCGCCCTTGTAGAGCAGCGCCGAGGCGGCGATCGGGAAAGGCCCGCCGATCGCATAGCGGTGGCTGGCCTTGGGCTTGGTGTCGAAGTCGGCAGCGAGAGCGGTCATTGATATCTCCTGGTGTGGCGATCAGCCGGGTGCGGTCGGGTGGGTGGCGCCTACGCGCCCTGCTGCTGCTCCGCGTCGAGGAGCTCGCGGTACTTTTCGGGCTCGACGCCCATCTGGGCGCAGATGTCGAGCTGCTGCTCGGTGAGGCCGAACTTGTTCTCGGCCGTGTGCTTGGGCGCCGGCGGCGGCGTCTGCGGCGGGCCGCCGATCGGGTCGAGCTTGAGCAGCCCGTCGACGAACTCGGTCGCCGCGGCCAGATCGACCTTCGCGAGCGAGCGGATGTGCGTCTCGATCGCGGCCTGGCCCGGACGGAGCCGGCCCTCGCTGAGCGCGCGCGTGACGAGGCCATCCTCGCCGGCCTGGCGGGTCGTCTCGGCCTGGGTCGCCAGCTCGGTGCGCGCGGTGGCGAGCTCGGCACGGGTGGCGGTGAGCTCCTCTTCGCGCGCGGCCAGGAGGGTGACCTGCTGCCCGAGCTCGGCGCGCGCGGACTCGGCCGCTGCGGAGCCGGTGTCGAGACGCTCGACCGCGGCGGCGATGTCGGCGTCGGTGGCGTCGGCCGCTAGCTTGAGCAGCTTGATGAGTGTCTCTCGCATGAGGGTCCCCTGGTGGTCTTCGGTGAGTTTGGTAACGTCGTCGATCTTGGTGCCCTGCACCGCGGGGAAGCTCACCCCGGAGGTCTCGCGGGCCTGGACGTTGCGCCAGATGAGCTCCACGATCACCCGTCCCTGGCCGCCGTCTAGTTGCACTTCGTCCCCGGGCCAGTGAGAGCAGGCGCCCTCGCCGAGCCAAGGCCTGTCGCACACCGAGCACTGCAGCGACTCGCGCAGCTTGGCGCCACGACGCAGGCCCGCGCCGATTGAGAAGGTGCGCAGCGTCCCGTTGAGCGCGGCGCGCACCGCCCACTCCGCCTGCAGGTGCAGCTCCTGGCGGAACTCGACCCAGCCGTCCGACGCCTCGGCGACGCAGCTCTCGATGATCCCGCCGACTGCCTCGAGCTGGTAGCTGTTGTGGTCGCGCAGGAACGGGCGCCGCTTGAACGACGCCGCAAACTGCTCCAGCCGCTCCGGCTCGATCACGGTGTAGTTGGCGTTCGCCTCGCTGCGCTTCGCGAGCGGCAACGGTCGCGCCGTGGTCGACTGCCGGAAGACGATCGCGCTGAGACGCAGCTCGATGGGCTCGCCCTGGTTGAGCTCGCGCAAGAGCTCGCGACGTCGCGACTTGGTGACCGCCTCGCCGGCGGCGTCGCGCAGCTCGATGGTCTTGGGCTCGAGCGCCAGGCGCATCAGCTCGTCGACGGAAGGCGCGCGGCCGGACGCGGCGTCGAGCGCGAGCCCGCCGGCGCGAAGGGCCTCGAGCAGCTGGGCGATAGTCTTCATTCGTCGTCGTCCTTTCCGGGCTCAGCCCCGGGCTCGTCCGCCGGCGTGCCGCGGCGCGTGCCGGTGAGCGCTTCGCCGGTCGGCGCCTTGAGCTGCAGCTCCTGGCGGACCTGGTCGACGTCGAGGTCGAGCCCGAGGTCGTTGACCGCCATGTCGAACACCTTCGCGCGGCTCACCGGGCTCTCGTCGCGCACCAGGTGGAACTTCAGCCGCGGCGGCCGCGCGCTCAGATTGTTGTAGCGGACGAAGCACTGCCCGACCTGCGACGCGAAGCTATGCGCCAGGCGCCGAGCGTCGCCGAGCTTCAGATCGAAACCGCGGCCCGCGTGCTCCTTGCCGAGCGCGAAGCTGCCCGGGCCCTGCGTCTCGGTGGTGAGCGTCGCGCCGTCGACGAGCTTGCTGATCTCCGAGTTGCAGACCTGCACGAGGCGGTCGTGCACGCCGGTGCCGACGCTGCTGCCAGCGGCCTGCGCCTCGACGATCGAGATCGCCACCTCCTTGCTGAGGATGGCCCAGCCGTCGGCGCCGATCGACTTGACGGCCTCCTTGAGAACCTCCTTCTCGTCGTCGTCGACGTCGTCGCCGTACTGGCCATAGACGTAGGGGATCCCGAATCGGTTGACGAAGATCAGCCAGTCCCTAAACGCGGTGGTCTTGAACATCGACCACCAGCACACGGTGCGCATGAGCCCGGCCGCCGCCGAGATCCGGCCCGTGCGCGTCGAGCACCACCACTTGCCCGGGGTGAGCTCGAGGCCCTCCATCTGCGTGGGAACGATCAGCCGCGGGCGATCGTGGTCATCGAACCGGAAGCGCGAGTGGCCGAGGTTGTCGAACCACACCGGCACCGCGAGGCCATCGGTGCGACGTCGCTCCCACCAGATCTCACTCAGCGAGTAGCCGAACCGGTTGCACCTGAGCTGGTGCACGAACGTGTCGAGCAGGTTAGGGACGTCGAGCAGCGCGCGCTCGAGCAGCGCCGCCGCCTTTTTGTCGGCCGAGTCGTCGCCGCCAGCCTGCAGGATGAAATCCTTGTGGCCGACGCCTTCCTCGCGTGCTTCGAACAGCGCGCGGGCGTGCGCGTCGACCTCGATGCGATCCTCGAAGATCTCGCATTGCTCCGCCGGCCAGCCGTCCTCCGCCGCGCGGTAGGCGGCGAGCAGCTTCGCCGGCGTGAGAGCCTTACCCGGGTGGGCGCTCCATCGATCGAAGACGGGATAGACGAACGCCTGCCGCTTGGTCGGCTCCTTCGCCGGGATCGCGGTAGGCTCGCGCGCTCCAAAACGGAGGCTGGCTTCCTGTTCGGCGAAGATCGACACCAGGGCTGAGGGTCGGTGCCCTCGCGCGCGCCGTCCAGATGCCCTAGAAGCCGTCGAGGTCGCGCTCACGCTGGCTGCGCTTGCGCTCGCCCTTCTCGAACTCGAGCTTCTTGCGCTTGCTCTTCCGCGGCCAGAAGCGCCAAACGACGTAGCTCAGAGCGTCGGAGAAGTGTGCGTATGGCGATCGGCGGTACGGGACGCCGTTGCGGTTCTCCCAGCTCGCGAGCGCAGTGTTGAGCTCGCGGTTCTCCGGCACCGAGTAGACGCGGCGATCGCCGGCGGCCGAGCAGTAGCGCGCATTGCTCGCCTGCACGCGCTCGAAGATATGCGGGTTCCTCTTGGCCGCGCGGTCTGGCCGGAAGATGAAGCGGAAGCCCTTGGCCTTGAGCATGTCCACTGAGCCTCGCCCCTTCGTGCGCTCGGCGTCCTGCCACCAGCCCGAGGCATCAACGATCCAGGCGGTACGGTCCGGGTCGTAGCCGGCCTCGAGGACGACGTCGGCGAGCTCGTCCTCGGTGCCCTCGACCGCGGCCGCCCACCGCGCCCAGAGGTACGGGTCGGCGACGTCGAGCGGGTTCCGGTAGAACCCGCACTCGACCACCGCCATGTGCGGCGTGAGCTGGAAGTCGGCGCCGAGCACGTGATCGAACTCGCGACCGAGGTGGCGCTTGGTGTATTCGCGCGTCATCTCGATCAGCCGCATCGGCTCGACCTTGTGGGTGCGCGCCTGCAGCTCGCCAGCCGGGCGGACGTTGAAGCGCGGCGACCAAGCGTACCAGACCAGGTCTCCGATCGGGATGAACTCGCCCAGGCGGTCGCGCCGGTAGTCGTCCTCGCCCAGGTCGTTCTTCATGTCGTCGAGCGCCGCCTGGTCGACGATCGGGTTGAGCTCTGGATCGAACTCGATGAGCTTCACGGTCTCGGCGCCAGCCTTGGCCTCGCCGTGCATCTCGAGCAACCACTGCCCTATGGGTTCGTCGGGCGGGTTGCCGGCCAGGCCGACGAGGCCGCCGGAGTCGCCGATCGCGCCGCGGACCATGCCGTAACTGCGCTTCGGAAAGTACTGCGCCTCGTTCAGGAACGCGAAGTCGCAACGGCCGCGCTTGAGCGCCGAGGGCTTGAAGCCCGACCGATACTCGATCAGCGAGCCGTTCGGCCAGAACCACCGGAGCTTCGACTCTGCGTACTCGGCCCACTCGAGTGGGATCATCTTGGCGAAGACGTCGTGCAGCTCGACGGTGAGCTCCTCGGTGGGCGACGCCGCCCAGGTCATCGTATTCGGGCGCACCGCGCAGAGCGTGGTCTCCGCCTTGGTGAAGAAGTCGGTCTTGCCCGAGCGGCGGCCGCCGACGCCCATGAGCGTCCACTTGCGATCGTACTCCGGCGATCGCCGACCGCCAGCGAGGTACTCCGGCAACCACCCGGCCCACCAGTACGCGGCCTCGTACTGGGCCGGCTGCATGCGGAGCTCGAGGCAGGTCTCGCCGTCGTCGACGTAGCACTCGTCGAGGCGATCCCAGCGGCCGCCGGCATCGAGGATGATCTCCTCGCTGTCGCCCCACTCCTTCCAGACCACGCGCAGGTCGACGAAGCGCTCGAGGGCCGACGACGTCCGACGCCGGGCGAGGACCGCCGCGGCCTGGTCTTGGAGCGTCGCCGGCATGAGCTCAGCGGATCGGCTTCGAGCCGGTCGGCGCCGCCGTGACCCGCTGCCCCTTCGGCTTGCTGAGCTTGCCGGTGGCGCGCTTCGACTCGCCGCGCACCGCGGCCTCCGCCTGGCGCAGCCTCTCCATCGGCACCATCGACTTAATCACCCGCGCGGTCGAGCGGAGCTCGGCGTTGAGCGCAGTCGAGCCGCGGCCCTGCAGCGTCTCGCGCAGCGCGATCGCCAGCGCGCGCATCACCCACGGCACCAGCTGCAGCGGGTCCTCGACCTTCGCCGGATCCTCGACGGCGGTGAAGAGCTGCTCGTAGACGTGCTTCTTCGGCCGCCCCCCCTTGGCTCCGTTGGCACGCGCGGCCTTCGCCTTGGCCTCGCTCGTGCGCTTCGGTTTCGCTCGCGGCGTGCGCTTCGCCGGTTTCGCCGGCGCCGCCGCGGGCTTCTTGCGCGGCTTCAGACCCATGATTTCGTGCCATTTGGGTTATGAGGGCAATCCGGACCCGCGAAAACACCCCCCTTGGGAGCCCCGACC